GGACTTATGGCTTGTCCGTCTCCATTATAAGCATACCGTGTAGAGTTCTCTCCTGCGAAATACGGCATGTTCAGAGTGCTACCTCTGTCTCCTCTATCTAATAATAGTTGTGTTTGTTTTGGAAATATCTCAGCCTGACCGAAACCTATTGACGCAGCAAGTTGTCTTAACTTACGTTGCATTAATGAAGCTTCGACAGGCTCAGATACGAAAAGATAAATATGTGCTCCTCCGCTTTTACTACGACAAACAGTAAGTGGTAGTTTATGTTTCGATATCTTTTTAGCTAGTCCTTTTAAGTCTAGTTGATATTCGTCTACATCTATAGCTCCCCAGACACATTGATTATTTTCATCAATGGCTACGATTCCTATACTTTGTTTACCGTTTAAATGGTTCTCCCAAAGTTTAAGCAGTCCTTCATCGGATAGCTCTTTAGATATAGTTACATTTTTTCCACTCGCCTTACCGTCTTCCCTAGTTTCGTTTAGGGCTGTAAAAGTCCCATACGCTTGACGAAGTCCAGCAAACCGTTTGGCAAATTCCTCTGCCAACGACATAATTTACCCCTATGTTAAAATGGTGCTTCTTCAGCCTCTCCATTAGTTTTTGATACAGTACCGTCTTGTTCATGTTTAACTTCAACATCACCTTGTTTTGCCGAAGACATAAACTCTTTAGCTACCATAGCTGTGTCTAAATCAGTTTGACCTTCTTGGTTTACTGTAAATACATTCCATGTACCTTTATCATTAGACATTGAGCTAGTACCTAATTTATAGGTAAACGCGAACATAGGTGCTTGAACAGAAGCTCCCGCACTATTTTTCACTCTAGCCATTCTAAGCATAGTCAACCATTTCCTAGCTACACCAAGTTGGGTAGAAGTCATAGTTATAAGTGCTTGTTGAGGGTCAGGTTCAGTAACTAGAACGAAAAACTGTGCAGTTTCTACAATCTCATTACCGTTCTGTAAGTAGTAACGTCTAGTCTGTTCATCTCTTTTACAAGACTTTAGTATAGACATATCGTGACTAGCGTCTACTAATCCACCACCTTTCTCTCTAGGAATCCACTCTATATATTTTTTAGAGTAGGCACAAGGTACTACTGAAATACCTTCACTCCCGTCGTACACCTCACCACTGACCGTATTTATTAGGTCACCAGCAGAAGCACCTTCGATATAGTTTCCACTATTCTTATTTAATTGTGGGGACATAGGTTGAAGTAGACGTATAAAGGGGATAGCATAATCCTCCGTTGTAGCCTCCTCTAAGCCAGTTCCCGCTGATAACAAAGAATCATCATATGCCGCTACTGCGGTAGACTTTTTCTCTGCAACCTCTGTGTTTTGCGTATTCGCCATATTACACCTTTTTTATAGTTGCTTTAGTGCCTACAAAGACACCAAATGGTTCACTCGGAATATCCACTCCATTACTAAGTTGTTCTTTTACGAACGCTTTTAAAGTACTAGGGTGAATGCTTTGACGTATTTCTGGAGCTAGTCCACGAGATTTAAGAGCGTCTACAGTTTCATTAACTACTACGTCTTCATCTCTACCGAACTTTAGAAGTACCTCATTTTTAATAAGTCCTTCATGTCCGTTACGAACAAGCCAGTCATAAGCCAGTTTTTGATTAGCTTTAGAAATATGAGCACCATAGTAATCTCCTATAGTAATCTTCTCTCCGCTACTCAAGATAATTTCCGTTAGCCCTGCAGTTTGCATAGCGTCTGGAAGTTCTTGTTCAGCTACTAATCTAAGTTCTTCTTTTTTAACCTTCGTAGCTTCCTCTAAATCTTTTAGTTCTTTCTCTAAAGTTAGCTGTTTGTTGGCTAAAGCAGAAACAGTTGAAAGCTCCCCGTCAGAAACATCTTTGTCCCAATCTGAAACATTTTCTTCTCCGACTAGTTGCTCAAAAGTTGGTTTATTATCTGTCATATTTCTCCTTTCTCGTGTAGGTCTATTCGAACGGGATAGTAAGTACCTTCTTGCCTATCCCACTTTAGTATATTATAACGACCCCGATTATAATATGAAGCCACCGAACACGCGACACCAATCGCGGCAGGGTCTCCTATCAGTAATAAGTAATCTTCATCTTTAAAGTCTTGTAGGGCTTGTTTCATCCTTTTTATAGACGGTGAAGCACTTAACATGATATTTGTATTAGAAGGCAACAAGACTTCAAAATCACCATACTGTCTAGCAGACGTGATGTTTCGTCCTGGAACTTCTTGTATAACATATACTGTCATGTTTCTCCTTTCTGATTTCTAAGGGCTTACTTTACTTAAATAAAACGGCAAAGTAAAGGATATTATTTTTATTAGTATTTTCAGATTTAAAAAATTAAATCTAAAAAAGTTTTTAGAACTACTAATATTTTTAATAGACTAATAGATTGTTTTAAAAAACTTAATTTTTATAACGGTTTGTACCCTATTAGTTTTAGATAAAATCTATTAGAGGGCACGGGGAAATATTATTACTTCAGTATATTTTGATTAAAATATAAGATATAATCCGCTTTAGAAATAAGAAAGTAGCTATGAAATATAAATTTAAGACCGAACCTTACGGTCATCAATTAGAGGCACTGAAACGCTCTTGGGATAAAGAGGAGTTTGCATATTTTATGGAAATGGGGACAGGTAAATCTAAAGTCCTTATTGATAATATAGCTGTACTTTACGATAGGGGTAAAATCAACGCGGCTATAATTATCGCACCAAAAGGTGTTTATGAAAATTGGTCGGGCAGAGAAATACCTACACATTTACCTGACCACGTAATACATAGGGTGGGTGTATGGAACCCGAACCCTACTAAAAAAGAGAAAGAAAAATTATTAAGTTTATTTGACCGTACTTTAGATTTAAAAATATTAGTTATAAATGTTGAAGCATTTAGTACGAAGAAAGGTGTAACGTTTGTTGATAAATTTATCAATACCCACTTCCCACTGATAGCGGTTGACGAATCAACGACTATAAAAAATCCTAAAGCACAACGAACCAAGAACCTTTTAAAACTAGCAGTGAATTGTAAGTATCGTAGAATACTAACTGGATTTCCAGTTACTCAATCACCGTTAGATTTATTTAGCCAAAGTGAGTTTCTAGCACCTTCGTTATTGGGCTATGGTTCGTATTACTCTTTCCAAAATAGATATGCTCAAATTATAAATAGGGCTATGGGACAAAGAAGTTTTAGACAAGTTGTAGGGTATCAACACTTAGATGAGCTTAGTAATAAAGTAAATAACTTTTCGTACAGAGTTCTCAAAAAAGAATGTTTAGACTTACCTGATAAGGTGTATATGCGAAGGGAAGTAGAACTTACTCCTGAACAAAAGAAAGTCTATAACGAAATAAAAGATTATGCCCTAGCAGAACTAGAAGATAATGAAGTTGTAAGTGTAACTTCTGTCCTTACACAAATACTTAGACTTCATCAAGTTGTATGTGGTTTTGTAAAACACGATAAAGGAGAAGAAGTTGAAATAAAAAATAACCGCGTTGATGAATTATTAAATATATTAGCAGAGGTGCAAGGTAAAACTATTATTTGGGCTAACTATCAATACGATATACGAAGAATATTAAAAGTATTAGAAGAAACTGTAGGAGCCGAAGCGGTAGCTACTTATTATGGCGATACTCCTGAGGAAGATAGACAAAATATAATTAATAAATTTCAAGACCCTGATTCAGAACTGAAATATTTAATCAGTAATGTACAAACTGGTGGGTATGGTATAACGCTTACTGCGGCTAATACAGTTGTTTATTATTCTAATAATTATGATTTAGAAAAAAGATTACAATCGGAAGACCGTGCTCATAGGATAGGACAAAGCAATAAAGTCACATATATTGATTTAGTTTCTAAAGGTACTGTTGATGAAAAGATAGTAAAAGCATTAAGAAGTAAATTAAACCTAGCTCAAGAAGTGTTGGGCGATGAAAAATGGAGAGATTGGATTGCTTAAATTTTATAAAGGAGCTATGAAGGGTTACGACCCTCTTATAGATAAATGGGATAAACCTACTAAACGTATTTACGAAGGTAGAACTATCGAAGGTAGAAAAACTAGAGGTTTTGGTGATAGTAAATTTTCGTATGCGGGTAGAAGTTATAATCCAGACGCTTGGACACAACCTATGAAATATATCAAAGGTAATTTAGAAACTTTTATACGGAGAGAACTAGATATAGAAGTTGATTTTAAATTTTGTTTATGTGGATATTATGGTACTGACGGTAAAGGTATACCGCACCATTCCGATACAGTACCTACGTATAACGATTTAGTTGTATCGCTTTCTTTTGGTGCACCAAGAATATTTCAATGGCATGAATATGGGTATCATATAAAGAAAGAAACTAATACAAGTAAAACAAATATCTATACTACAGATACTCGTAAAGAAACTAATTATTTAATGGAAGACGGGGATTTATTTATATTCGATGGACACTCACAGATGTTCGCTACTCATAGTGTGCCTGACGTAGAAGGTGGAGGAGAAAGAGTTAATTTAACTTTTAGAACTGGAATTTAAACGAAGGGGATAATTTGTCCGCCCATGTTATATTCTTCCATTTCACCACCGTCAGCATATTTCATCGGACCGCCACCCATCATTTTCTTAACGTCGCCACCGTAAGCTAGTTTATTACTAGGTCTCATTGTTTTTCGGTCTGCGTCTGATATCCTACGACCTGATTGAGTCAAAAATGTTTCTAAATCTTTATCTGATAAACTTCTACCCATGTTCATATCTCTATCAGACATAACTCTGCCTTTTTGGTTTGTTAAAGAATCCGTTATAAGTGCTCTTAACATAGCTCTATAATCAGCATCACTCATTGCCCTAGCACCTGTTTGACTAATCGGTCTACCATCAGCAGCTTTTACAAAACCCATACGTTCTACGACTTCGTCAGGTAATGCTCTAAGACCTGCTCCTTCGTTACCGTCAGGAATAGGTTTACCTTCTGCTGCCATAATAGGTTTGCCATATGCAGCCATCATAGGTTGTTGTCCTGAATTAGCTTTAGCACTTTTAATTAACATTAAACTTTGTTCTAATACTTGCTCTGCCTCATCTAAATCTCCATTAGTACGACCAACCACTGCTGAAGCTAACATATCAGCGTCGTTATTAATATCGATACCCTGAGGTGCAGAATCAGCAGGGTTTGGTACTTGTTCTTGTTGCATCATTGCCATGTCTTGCGGTGGCATCATACCTGCTATTCCTTGAGGAGCTCCCATAGGTTGTGCACCCATACTCATAGGTACATCTGACCTACCGCCCTCTGTCATTATGTTAGTTAATTGCTCTATTCCTTGCATAATTATGCTCCGTATGTAGTTTTATTCGGTCTAAATCCATTTTGAAATACATCCGTTACGTTTGTCATTATACCTCTATCTAATGGATTTGAGTATAGTTTACTTTGGTTAGTGGTAGCTTTTGCTAAATTACCGTTTTTTGGTGTATTTTCAACTGGAACTGTGAATTGATTTATAGGACTTCTTTGTGGCATTGCTGTAGTTATACCCTTCATATAATTATTTTTATATTTTAAAACGTCTGCTTCATATTGATTACGCGGAGTAGGAGAGTTTTGTACATCTCTTTGCATATCTATGAATTCAAAAACTTCGTCGTATATGCTCATGGTTTTTTCCCTCCAGTTACTTGTCTACCCGTTTGTGTTAAAGGGGGTAATAGTTCCTCCGATATTTCTGTTATTCTTCTATTTGCAGGTAATTTGTTAAAGGAATCTAAATTAACATTACGGTTTATTAAAAATTCGTCTTGTGATTTTTTAAGTAATCTTTGAGCATTGTTGATTAAATTACTGCCCTGTATAACGCCCATTTTACCACCTGATTCTTTCATTTCTAAACCTGCTCTATACATATCACTAATACTGTTCATCATTTCATCATCAGTTTTAAAAGTTTTAAGTATATCAAAAGCTTCATCTACAGAACCAATACTTCTAGTCATAGTTCTCATTACCGCTACAGGTATACCAGTTATTAAACTTGAAGCGGACAAAAGACTTTCCCCCATACCCATAGGTTCTGCACCTACCATTTTACGTATGTCAGGAGCCATAGGAGTCATATCACCTATAGCTGTAATTACGTTTCTGGTTTTATCTGCTTTAAGTGGTCCCATTATTCGGTCTAGCATACTTAAAGAAGCTATTCCTGTATTGTCTGCAATTTTACTCATTAGCTGTTTCTTCCATTATTTGGTTTATTCTAGAATTACTTGTTCCGATAAAAGGTAAATAGTCAGGATTTAAAAATAAACTCGGAGGTGTTGGTCTATTAATTTCCTCTTTTTTATCTTTATCATAATAAGATAATCCGAATTTTACATCCATTGCTAATCGTGTATCTAGTTGTTCTAATTGTTTTATAAACGGTATAATCCCTTCTCTAGTACGTAATGCTCCTAAGTATCTATCTAATAATTCAGGCTCGGTAAGCAATCTGCTTAAAAATCTTAAACTTCTTTCAGTATTGAATCTTTCAGCAGCAGTTATTCGTCTACCCGTTTGTGTTAAAGGCGGTATAAAAAATCGTTTTAAATAATTTATTTTAGGGTCGGTAGAGTCTTTTATTAACTGTCTAGCTATACTAGATTCACTTACAATAGCTCCACCACCTGCTAAATCACCATAAACTCCCATAACACCTTTTGATTTAGCAATTAATTCTTCTAAAATAAATAAATTAGTAGTAAATTCGTTATCTCCTCCTAAAAGAAGTTGATGAAATCTTCTAGCACTTAAATTAGAAGCGTCATCTACGCTGTTAAAAATATGTCCGTCTTCTAAAAGTTTTTTCAAATTATTTATACTTAAATTTCCTCGAGCGTCTTGTAACATACCTTTAACATATAATTTATATGCATTAGCTACATCTCCTTTTAAAGCGTCATTACCTTCTACAAGATTCATAATAAAATCTAAATCATCGATAGTTTTTCCTGCTAATCTCTCTGAACCCGATTGACTTACAATATCGGTAATAATATTAAAAGTGCTTCTATTACCAAACCTTTCAGAAAATAATTTTTTATCTCTTGATAATCTTTCTAAAGGAGCTATTATTTCAGCTTGAAATTCATCAGCATTTTTATAAAGTTTTTTCAAATCAGCGTCATCAAATAATTCTTTTAATGCTGGACCATAGTCATCTAAATATAATTTATAGGCTCTTGCTAGTTCGTCACCTGTGAATTGATTTCCTGGATTATCAAGCACTCTTTGAAAATCTTCTATCATAGTTTGTCTTAAAATTGTTAAAGTATCTTCGTCTCCCGCGTCTCGTAAAAACTGAACTACTTCTCTCATAGTTTCATTATAAGGAGCGTTTTTTCTATTGCTTTTAGCTATAAATTTTAAGATATCTACAGGATTAGTTTTAGCTAATTCAACTATTCCTTGAGCATTTGCTTGTGTAAAACGAGAATTTGCAGTTTGTAGTGTATCAATTATACTGTTTTTAGTAACTGTATCTATTGTACCGTTTCGCACAAGAGTATTTAAACTCGCTGCTATTTGGTCATTTATAGCACCTTGTAAATTAAATAAATCTTGTTTAACTACTCCGCTTTTTGTAGTTCCTGAAATTCTACCTGCTGCTTTTTGTAAATTCACTAAATCGTTTAAAGTTAAATTACTACCTCTTTTTAAAAATAAATCAGGGTCTGGAAATAATTTCATAAATGTTTGGAAATATTCATCAGGGTCTAGTTTAGGTTCATAATTAGGTCCTGTAGCTTTTTTATAACCTTTATTTCTGAATTGTTTTATAGGGGTAAGTAAACCTTTAATATTAATATTGGTATCTGCTATACCTGCTTCTGTAAAAACATTGTCTACTTGTTCACTAGTTTCATCTAAAAAATTTCTCCTTGTTACTTCTAATCTATTAGTAGTTCTTTCAATAAGTCTATCACTAGCTACGTCATCAACAATTTTAAAATCTGGTACGTTATTGTCTAATATATCGCTTACATTTTGTCGTAATTGAGCGAATATTTGTTGCCCTTCTTTTACAAAATTTTCTTGTCCGTCATCGATAAGAGCTCTTATTTCGGGTCCTATCGTAGCTCCAGTAACGTTTTCATCAAGTTCTTTAAACATAGCGTCAAAAAATGCTTTTGTATATTCAGCATCCCCTTTACCTAATTTATCTAATATTTTAGCTAATTTAGGTTGGTTTTGTCCGTCTAATAATGCTCCCTCTATTCTTTGTACCCATTCTCTACGACTACCTCTACTTAAAGAAGGTTTATATGCCATTTCAAGACCTAAACGTTCTCCTGCTTCTTCTATATCTTTTATAGTAAATGTTTCGGATTCTCCAAAAGGTAAGTCTATTTTATCTCCAGCAGCAGATTTTGTATAATCTTCCCATGCTAGTTCTAGTTCTTTTAAATCATTTGCAGTTACATCTTTACCTGTAGCCGCGTTCCATAATTTAGGAAGACCTTTTAATAATATATCTAATCCTTGATTTCCTAATAAATTAAAAGCGAATAACATTCCTGATTCTTCTGCTACTTCTGCCATACTTCTGTCATGAGCTCCTACAGCAGCACCTGCTGCCCTTTGTCCAAATCTAGCAGTTGCGGAACTACCCGCCAACAGAGTATTAAAAGCAAGTCCGTCGGTAAAAAATCTACTTACTGGACCTTTACCTTTAGGAGCTTTTCTTAAAAATTCGTTCAAGAATCCTTTCCTAGCTTGTAAATAAACTAAACCTGCTTCTGTAGCTAAAGGTAATGCTTCATCTAATATAAACTCTCCTACATCGGTAGGTCCGTCAAATGTAGCTGGGTCATACGTTAAAGGTATACTTTTTCCGTTTTCATCAAAACGAATATTGTCTATTCTAATACCTACACTTGGGTCATTAGGAGCTATATAACGAGCTACAGCATAGGGGTATTGGTCCCTATAACCTTTTTTATCGCTTCCAGGAACTTGAAAATTATCCAACATGTGATTTATATCTTTTGGTGTTGGGTTTTGTCCTGTAAAAAATGATAAAGCTGTTCTAAAAGAAGCGTCTTCAAAAGTAAGTCTAGGGTCTACTCCATAGCGTAATGATGTTTGAATTTTATCATACCCTATGGGTTTTCTAACATCCTCAGGTCCTTCACCCGTCATTATCGGACTAGTACGGTAAGGGTCTATAGGGTCAAAATAAGTAGTACCGAAACCTTTTTCTGCTGCTTGTTTTCTTCTAAAATATTCGGGAAAAAATATTTGGTCATCAAAAGGTATAGGTTGAAGTTTGTATGGATTTATTTTTTCTGTTTTTATTTTATTTGCTGCAGCTTCTAATTCCTCAGGACTTAATTTAAGTTCAATACTTCCAGGAAAAGCATTGGCAGTTAAAAGAGTTAAATCGGTATCACTTAATATATCACTAAGTATCGGAGAATCAGGGTTATCTTCAAATAAAGAAGTGTTTCCAAGTATACTTTTATATAAAGGACCACTTAACGTGGGATTATTTAAATCGTCATCGTTTATCATAAATTTAATCTAACCCTACTGATTGTCTACCTTGTTTTTCTGCAGCTTCTCTTTCTTCAGGTGAGATAGTTGATAATGCTTCTGCAGCTGTTGGAGTAGTAGCACCTCTTAATTCAAGATATTCTTTATAAATGTTATTGTTTTTAAATCTTTCGTCAAAAGTTCTTAAACGAAATGGACCTTTGTTCGCTAATATTTCCCTTTGGTTTTGTGGTACATCATTCCATGTATCGTAAACTGTTCCATCAGCACCTTGATAGCTATAGTATGGATTTAATCCAGCTGCTAATTTTTTATTGGTTAAAATATCTCCATATATTCCAAACTGTTCAATATTAAAATTAGTTTGAACAGGTGCGTCTATTTGAGTTATTTGTCTATCGAAAAATTTAGTTATATTATTTAAAAGAACTTTCGGGTCAGAAGTTGATTCAAAACCTATGATTCTTAAAAAGAAAGCTAAATCTTTATCTGATAACGTTCTTCCTGTTTGACCAGCAGAACCTGCTGACATATAAGCTAATTGTATCATTATAGAAGCTAGTTCTATATTATTAGCTGAAGCTTTCGCAAAATTTTGTAAAGTTTCGTTGTCTTCTTGACTTAATTGGTCTGCACCAGTTCTATCTATTTCTATAAACTGGTTCATTCTATTCGTTATAGCTGTTTGTAATTCTGAACCTGTAAGACCTGAATCTCGAATAGTTTGTATATCGTCTACTAGCTTTTTAGTATTTTTATTATATTCGTCTCCCGTTAAATCATTCATACCATTATTAAATACTTTATTTCCAAAAACTGAATCAAATTCAGTTACCAATGAATTAAATTTACCTTTTAGAGCTGAGGTCACAGTAGTACCTACTACATTATTTTTCTGTCCTAATTGTTCTTTTAATGGTTTAAATAATGCTAATTGTGCTATAAAGTTTTCTACTTTATCGTTTACGGAAGAATTTGCGTCTTTAAATTCTTGCGGTAACTCTTTATCGGGACCAAATTTTAAATTATTTAAACTATTCGCAAGAGAAGCGGGTACTTCCACATATGTTCCATCATTTTTCTCGTATTGATTTGTGTCTGTATTATAAAATTGTTCATAACCGCCATCTTGAGCTTTTACAAAACGTCCTGGAACTATAGTACCTTCTTTTATAACACCTTCTATTAAATCCTCTGCTTTTATTAAAGTTAATTGTGAATATGTCGGTGGTTTAGTTCTATCTTTTATAAATTGTGCTCGGTTACTTTCTACCGTTGCGTCTATTCTATCTCCCGCACTAGTAATACTTGTAGCTAATTTAGCAGAATCTGGAGCAGTTCTACCACTAATTAAGGGTAAAACACTACGAGCTATATCATAACCGCTAGTTCCTAAATCTCTAGGTTTTCCGTATATTCTATAAGCGTCTTTATATGCTTTCTTTTCTATATCCGATAAAGAAGTAGCGTCAATAGTTTTATTATATTCTGCTATTTCTTCTTTAGTAGGTTTATTAGCAGTACCAGAAGTAGCTCTTTCAGTTATGCCTAATAACCCTATAACAGCAGGAGTTAGTTTTTCTAAATCAGTTAGTTCTTTTCTTTCCGTAGTTTCAGGAGGGGTTCTAGATACAGGAAAATTAACTCTAGGTGCATTTATCGATATAGGTGCTACTCCCGTTATACCTTGTCCTCCACCTTGTGAAGTTCCTGTGCCAAAACCTGGAAATTTTAATAAACCTTCAATAGACATTATCCGTAAAATCCTCCACCACCTACGTTAGTCTGAGAAGGGTTATAAATTGCAGTTGGAGCCATTGCCATTGCCGACATATCCATTCCTGCGTCTGGTAATGATAGTGAAGTTATTCCTGAAGGAAATACACTAGGATTTAAAGCTCGACCACCATACGATGTAGGTAGTGCATTAGCTCCCATAATACCCGTTGCTGTTATCATATTATTAGGGTTATCGCCAAATGCAGCATTAGGATTAGTGGGTTGATATAAAGGTGAATCAGCTCCACCTAATCTATCAGCAGGAAGTGCTCCCGCATAACCGTAACCACCTGCCAACGGACCCATAGCCGCTAAAATATTTCCAACGTTTTGTAAATTTTGGAAAGGTAAGTTATATCTACCAACAAAATTTTGGTAATCTAAATCTAATAAAGATTGGTCTCTGTTTCTACCTAACCCTCCCGTAGAAAATAAAGAACTAATATCTTGTCTTTGTAAAGTAGGTAATTGTGCTCCTGCTCTAAATGCTCTATCAGAAACTCCTAGTAGTCCTTGACCACTAGCTCTATCTCTAGCAAATTGGTCTTGAAATGATTTAAATGCTCTATCTTGTGCAGTATCGTAACCTTTAGAATATAAACTACCTAAAGCGTCAGTTAATCCTTCTACACCTTGTCTAGCAATATCAGCTTGAGCTAGACCTTGTCTAGCACTACCAATATTACCTGTCTTAGCTGCACCTACATTTAATTTACCTAACCTATCTGTAATAAATCTTTCTGCTCTATCCTCAACTCTACCTGCAACTCTATCTAAAAATGGATTAAAAAATTCATCAGTACTAGTTGGGTCAAATTTTTGTCCTATACCGCTTCTATAAGCGTCGGCACCTTGTCCTAAGACATCTGTTCCCGCTTGTAGAAAAGGCATATAACTACCTATAGCTTGGTCAGTTAAATTAAACGCTCTAGACTCTCTAGGGTCGAAATCCGCTATTCGTTGTCCTGTATACGAATAAGGATTACTATCAGGAATATTAGGGTCAGTTAAACCTCTTTGTAATAATCCACCCGCTGCTGGAAAAACTCCACTACTTAGTATCTCTGATACCTGTGGTGCGGGGGCTTGTGACGAAAATTCTCTATCTCTACTAGCCATATCTCTGATTACCTTTATTATTAAATGCTTTTAATCTTTCGATACCTAAAGCGTGATTACCACCACCAGCATGGTCTACCGCTGCTTTTGATAACATAAACTCACCATCACTAGCGAGTACTGGTATTATATCATCTTTTGGACCGCCTGGACCTACAACTGGGTTACCTTTAAACATAGGTCTTGCTAAAACTTTAGAAGGTGGTCCTCCCATATTTAACCCTATAGTTTGCATTTCACCTACACCACCTCGTGGACTTTGATAAGTGAATGCTGTACTTCTAGGTGCGGCTTGTACAGGGTCTTCTTTATTATCCATATATAATTGAATTAATGAAGCTAATCCCGTTATTAATGCTGAACTTACCTCAGGACTCATTCCTGGTTCTGTCGGTGTTGAAGCTATAGATTCTTTTGTATTAGTTTTACTAGAAGCGGGTATTGAAGCTTTTACGTCAGCTTTTACCATATCTGTTATAGCTACAGGGTCGGGATTTTCTAATAAAGAAATTATATTACCTGTGTCTGTTGATGGTTTAGGCATTTCAAATTTTGGTATAATCTCTGATTTAAAATCTTCTAAAGTAAAATTATCTGGTATGCCAGTAAGCTCATCTATACTAAGAACAGCTAATAATTCTTCTAAACTCATATCTTCAAAAGAATCTATAGGTTTACCTCTTTGAGCTCCTATTTTTTCTTTTAATGCAGTTAAAATACCCGTATCTTCGTTAGTATTATTTACATCAAAACTAGCACCTGCTAGTTGTACATCTTCTGCGGGTTTTTCTGTATCTTCACCGATATCTTCTATTTCTATACTCGCTATACCTTGACCTGTTAATGGTGTAGATGAGGGAGGAGCAGGTTCTTGTTTATTTTTACCTAAGATACCACCTAATAAAGTACTTCCTGCGGTTATCAGTGCTGCTGCGGTTACTGGGTCCATATTGCCATATTTTAATTAAAATGCGGATTTTTGCCTATCCTCAGGTGCAGCTTTAATAACTGTAAAGTGATTATACTTTATGAACTAACAAGCTGTATAGCCCTTAATTATCTTTTTCCTCTAAAATAGCTCGTATTTTTTCGGCTTTTTCTTTAGCTGTATCAGCGTGTAATTCAGCGTCTACTACTTTTTCTAATTTAAAATTATCTAATTTTTGATTTGGGATATACCTCCATGTATATCCATCTTCGCTATAAACACCGAACACGGTTTGCGAAAAACCAATTTTTATTATCATAGCCGTTTGTCCGTCTAAAATTACTTTATCACCTTCATCAAAAGGTGAAAAGAATCTAAAAAATGCTCCTTTTACAAAAGTTACAGCGTAATCTTTTACGGCTAATCCTACTAATAAAGTAAGTACAAATCCTATAAACTCGATATAAAAATCGCTTAACGTAAGTTCAAACATGGTCATATCATACATTAATGTATCGTTGTTTTATGGTCATCAATACCATATGCCGATATAAATGTATCTAATTTTCCTACAACAATTATGCCTAAATCCTCAGCATGTTGTTCAGCTTCTTTAAAATTTTTAGCTACGATATTTGGTCCGTCGTAAGTGACTCCGTCGTATTCAAACTCTGTCAAATAAATTTTTAAGGTATCAGTCATATTGTTTTAATTTAGTTTTACTTGCACCGCCAGTACCAGCATATAAACCAAACCAAGCGGCTCCCGCTCCTACAACAATAGATACAAACCCACTTTGTTCTAAACTAGGAGTATCTAAGCCCATAAACCATACACAAGTTTTATATAGTAAAACTATATAAATTGTAATAAATAATCTAGGAAAGATTCTCCAAGAGTCTACAGTTATGGCTAAATCTACCCAAGTTTGAAATTTATTAGGTTCGTATTTCTTTTGCGTAGTATCTAGTTCTAACTCTAATTTGACTTTCTGGGGTTCCCCAGTTTTTATGATTTCGTTAGGTTGTTCCATAATAATCACCTACCGAGAACAATAATAAAGTATTTTTTGATGATTGTTAATGCATTAACGCCAAGCGGGTCCTTCTATCCAAGTTACAAGACTTTTCCTAATTCCTTTAGTAACAGGACTTACTTCGTGTGGTAAAAAAGAGGGAAAAATTAAAACCCTACCTTTTTGTCTTAAAATATCTTTATTAGGAGGTTCTTTGATAATACTGTCATCGAATTCAAAATTACCTCCCTCATATTCGTTTGAATCAGATAACTGTATGGTCATACTAAGTTTTCTATCGTACATTTCTCCTCTGCCTATGAAACTATCTATATGTTTATGATAAAAACCTTTATTTGCTGCTAAGTATTCTGTATATTGAATATTAAATATTCTTTCAATATCTAGCCCAAAATGCTCTCTATTAATATCAACAAATAAATTTGTACAAAGATTAGTTAATTTAGCTGTATCTTCTGTACGTGGGTCTATCCAACGAACTTGAGACCTTCTAATATCTTTTTCTTGTTTAGAATCCTTTCCTATTTCTCCACCTACGACTGCAATTTCCTCTGGAAATTTCAATGCCATAATTTTTATATCTTCAATAATTTGTTCTGGCAATACTTCAGGAAGCATGAAACAAAGAGATTTCATATTAATCTGTAATTCTTTCTTCGCATAACCCTTCTTTACCAAAATGACACCAACGACATTTCCATTTATGTGGGTTAGCGGGGAACTCTGTAGCTGTAGTCATATCTATAGCTCTAGCATTTATACGGTCTCTTTTTAAAATTATTGTTTGTGTATCGTAAACGAACTTACTTATTTTATTATGGTCTAAATACCACATCTCAGTAATTATTTCTTCTAATTCTGGAAACCTTTTTAAAGCTATAGAACCATACAATTCACATTGTTCTCTATGAGCTTCTTCATTACCTTCGAACTTTCCTGTTTTAAAATCAATAACTCTAGCTTGTTTAGAAATACCTTCTTCATATACAAAAGCGTCTACTTTAGCTCTGCCCCAAGTATTATAATCAAACCAACCTGTACGTTTCCATTCCTCATCCCAAGCCCAATCTTCTTCACAAAGCACGTGTCCTCTTTCGTGTAGTTCTTTTAGTTCTTTAAAATTATCTTCTAATCCTTTTATTTCTTCTGGTATTTCTTGATGAAATCCACGAATATATTCTTCACAAAGTTTATGGATATGTTTACCTCTATCCATCGCTGGACTTCCAGGCTCTTTTAATTTTTTAACAAATTTAAATTCTGCTTGTTTCGGACATTTTTCAAAACAACTTAAACGGCTATACGACCATTGATTTATCATGTTAATCTCCTTTTGGGTATTATATTTGAAAATATTTATAATGTAATTGTAGTGTCTCCACCAGCACTAACAGACAAAGTACCTAAAGAAGCCTGAGCTTCTAATCCGTTTGTAGGGGGTCCACTAAATACATCTAGTGGTACGGTGCTTATAGTTAGCCAATTATCTCCGTCATATACCTGTAATTTATTTAATGTGGTATCAAATACTATTGCTCCTAAATTAAATTTATTATCTAATTTTTCTGCAGTAGTTATTTGCCTAGTATTATCAGGGTCGAACTCTCCTAAATTTATTTCTAAAATTCTAAGTAATCTGTTATATAGGTCTCCACTTACTTGACCATCATAACTAAAAGGCAATGACGTTCTTAATAGTTTAGCCATTAGCGTTTTCCGTCAGGTTTTATTTCTATCCTATTATTACCTAATCTCCAACCTGTATCGTTATTTCCAGGATATTCAGCGTCATCGTCAGATTCGAATCTAAAAGCTGCCTGTCTTGACCTAGAACGTAAATCTACTTTAGCAGCGGTGCTCGTTACAGCACTAGTGCTTTTAGTAGTTAATGTTTCTCCAGGAGCGTTTCTAGTTTTTAAAACAAAATTTATTTGTCCTCCCGCGTTATTCAAAAATCTGACATCAGGTATTAATTTAGATATATGACTAAATTGTTCCCCTTCATCTAAATCCATATCTGAGCTTTCTATAAAAACATTAGTCATAGGGTTACCATCATCATCGTAACCATATTCATGTTCATATAAATAATTACTACTTGTAGCTCTTGGGTAGGGTTCTGTCCCCGCGTCTAGCCAAGCAGTTCTACTTAATGTTCCATAAGCCCATGCTCCTATTTCATAATTGTAAGAAACATACCTATCTATTTCAGAACCATTTTTTGAAGTATAAAACCAACCTACTTCATTAAATTCTTCATTTAGAAAAGCATGGAATTTATATACTTCTGAAATATTCATATCGTCAAAAACATAACTTAAAACTGTACAAGGAACTTTTTGTACAGTACCTGTGTAAACATAAAAATTATCTACCGCCATCCAAAAAACACCTTTTGAAGTTACTACTGCAGCATTGGGTCCGATTAATCCTGTTTCTTTATTTATTAAATTTATACCGAATGTAAATGGTGGTCCAATAAATTGCATACTATATAAAGAAGTATCAGTCCAGACTAATATTTCTTGCCTAGATTTTACTGCTCCTACAATAGTACTACCTTCAGATAAACTTAAAGCACCTGCAGTGTTAGTTGTTTTAGGTTCCCATTCTACAACATTATCTTGGTCGCTAAATGCAATAAGCATTGGGTCAATTATTCCCGTTCTAGCTGTTCCTGCCGTATTAATAGGGTCTACTCCTAAAATAATAGCGTGTTTATCTACCTGAGATACTAGGGTAAATAACCCTACTGTGGGGGCTAAATTAGCTCCTGCGAGGTCCGATAACGCTTTAGCCCTATTGTGATTATTATTACTAGCCCATTCTACCCCTGCAGAAGTGTCCCAGAAAAAGATACCACCGTTTCTAGGATTAATAATTAAATCTTCTCCGTAATTATCATGTGACCATAATCTTAATTGACTAGCAAAAGCTAACGGACTTGTGCTTCCCCAAGTTGAGTCTCCCCATGTACTTGCTCCCCAACCTGTTCCAGATACATAATTATCTAATCCTATTTGTATTTGATAGTACCCTATGACACTGCTCCCACCTTTACTACTACCCGCGTCAGAAGAATTAGCTGTTACTGGTACAGTTATAGTATAAGTATTAGCGTCTGTGACAGAAGCGACTATGAAACCTGTTTGATTTAAATATGTTGCTCCTGTTTGATTTATTACAGCCGCTGTTATATTACCGCCAAAATCAGTTGCACCACTAAAAGCTACATAATCACCTACTCCTAATCCATGATTAGTATCAGTAACAGTAACTACGCTTGAGCCATTAGTTGCTGCAAAAGTTACGTCACCTGCGGCTGTTGTTTCCCTTAATGGTGTGATGTCATGAAATAAACCACCTTTTTCAACATAGTATTTACTAGTTGTACCTAATCCTAAAAATTTTGTACCGTTTAAATCTGTCCAACCGTGTAATTTTCTACAATTACCTAAAAAGGTATTATTGTTATCTTTTCTCCAACCACCTATTTTTTCTACGTTTTGTTTATTAAAACGTATTAAGTTACCGTCAAACCAACCACTTTCATTGCTGTAATTTGTACCTTCTCTGTTGATTCCTGGTTTGAATTGTAATTTTAGTAAAGGCATTAAACTACTCTATAATTTATCCCGTCATATGCGAAACTGTTTTTTCTGTTTTCTTCAGGGTTTACGTATGATACATGAATCCAACCACTATCAGGAGTTATTCCATCATAGTATTCTAAAATAACTTGGTCAAAGTCTAACTCATTTTTTATATATGCGAATAGCGTTTCGTTGTCTATGCCAACGATTTCTATATCTACGGCTTGACCTAAAGTATGTTGGCTAGTGTCACGAGAGCCAAGCTTTCTATTGAGCTCCAAACAGCGGTAACCAGAATTAGGAGTAAAAGGTTTGCCGAAATGATTTCGTATAGGTTCAAGTATTTCCTCACTTAAATTTTTTAAATTATTAAATATTGTTTTGTCAGTAACCCTATTATCAATACCTAAACGATAAGCCATTTGAGATTTTTCAAATTCTTTTAATTTAAAGTGTTTTGATAATTTAGTTTCTGAGGAGAACTCCATTTAGCCCTCCTAAAACAAAGTGTATCTTACTAGAAACCCTACAATAGTCAAGGAAATAGTAGCAGTGAATATTAAGCTATTCCTAATAGTTTTATTAATTGATAGAATTCCATTCTCTATAGAATCTAATCTACGATAATTCTCTTTCCAACGTTGGTCACATGCCGCTTCATGAGCACTTAATCTTTTATCTACTTCGTTTACTGTTGTTCTAGGCATTAGAAATATTCTTTTAAGTTTTTCCAGTATTCTTTTAGTTTGTCATCTAGTGCTCTATTTGTGTAAGGAGCTACTGCTTTTAGTAATGTTTTACTAATAACTACGGTAAATATTATCCATAGTAAAATTTCCATTACTCGTTGTCCTCTATGTCTTGTCTAGCTTTTGCTCTTTTAGTTTTTATATCGCTTGGCATAGCTTTACCAGAATCAGCCTCCCTAACAACATACCAATCTGTTCTACGTAAATATAGTTGAGCTTCTGCAATATTTTTTAATTTTTCTTGATTTACTTTATCAGTTTTAGTGTCCGCAGACATTGCTTTAAATTTACTTATTGAATTTGTACTTGTAGCTTCATTAACAGCAAATATTTCTTGCAAACATTTACTAAGATTATCAAAACCAAACTCAGTTTCTTTACCAGAAACTACACTCCCATCAGAGTCAATTAATCCTTGTTCTTCAAGAGTTACACAATGTTCGATTAAATTTATTTCTTCTTCGTTTAATCCCGTTCTATCTATAGCCATTAGGACATCTTCCACGCTGCTAAGTGAGCAAAACTTGAGTATTGATTACTATAATACGAACTAACATATCCATAACTTACCGCTTCCGCAGCATAAAAACGAATTCCAATATATGCTCCACTGCTTAAATAAACCGTGCTTTCAGCTTTAAAAAAGGTAGTACTCCAGTCACCGATAGCATTTCCTGTTCCATCTATTAAATGGGTATTAGGACTTGTTGAAGTTGCTAACCACATATATGTTGTATCAGCAGTATCACTAGCAACTCTTGATAACTGACAATCGCCTGTGATGTACCAAGTTCCTGCGGGTAAGTAAATATAATTACCACTAGTGCTTGTGCCATTAAAACCACTACGAGTATTAGTGCCGAGAACGTGCCAATTATATCCTGTGACAGTTCCCCCAGTACTCGCTAATCTTATATCCCTTTTTAAAACATCAGGTGCTCTACTTACAGCACTTGTACTTGAACCATAAAAACCCGATGAACTATTATGTATTAAGTTTCCTTGTACTGTTGAATTTGTGGATATTGGTCCACTAAATGCAGCAGCTG